TTGTCTATCGTCGTAAATGTCGGACATTCTCAGGCTTTGAAACTTGCCCTTGGTGCCGGTTTTCGTCCATGCTCCAAGCTCCAGCTTTTCGCCCGCTTTTATATCCCTGTGGGCGATAATGTACCCGGTAGCGTCGGGATGGTTATCGGCGTTTTTGTATTGGTTTTTGAAAAGTGACCCGTCGCCAGGTTTAGGTTCGTAAGCCATTTTTATTTCTCCAGTTTTTCTAAAGCAGTTAATTTGTTTTCAAGTTCTCCGATAAAATCAGCAACCATTGCCCGAATTTCATCAAGCCGTTCGTCGTCCCGCTCAAACCTTCTGACGAACAGTTTCAGGTTTTCAGGCATGCGTGGGTCATAGGAAACGAATTCGACCCATTTCCTGCCAGTACACTCAAGTTGCCACAGCATTTGAGTTTCGTATTTTTTGGGAATTTTCTGGTCCAGAAGTGTCTGGATGTGCGTGGACGTGTTTGGACATTTAATCTCTATTAAGCCGTCTTTTCCAACCAGGCCGTCCGGGCTTGCCCCGCTTTCGAGCTTCTGGTGTTTGACGAATCCGATTTCCTGGACATTCTCATTTTGGTAAAATTCATAAGCCGTGCGGGCTTCGTCTTCGTGGTCTGTCCCCCACTGCATTGCAGAATTGGTATAACTGTCTGCGACCTCGCCCGTTAGTCTTTCAGCGATCAACTGCGCCATGTAATTAGCGCGGCTAGCGCCCCAGCCTGATTTGGTTTTAGCTATAACGTCGGAGACGCGGGAGGCCGTGACCTTGCCGCAGCGAATCTTGAACCACTCGTCTGATCGTTGTTCCAGACTATCCATATCCCCTCTCCTGTAAGTCCTTGGCGATGTTGTTATTTCCCCTGGCTTTTTGTTTCAACCTGGCTTTTTTCTCCAAAGACGTTTTACAAGTCACAAATTTCGCCGCTGGCATTTCCGCAACGGAGGAGATTTTGTGATGTTTACAAAATTTTATTGTGTCGGTTTTTGTGTCCTCAATTAATTTCTGGATCTCTTTTTTCTGTTTGGCGGTTATCTTTTTAATAATTTCTTCGGCGGCATTCCCGTCGTCGTCCGTTTCAACATCACCTTCCAAGCCTAGAATGCTCTGGATTGTGTAACGTCTCATGTAAGTAATTGCCGACCCTGTCTGCTGGGGAGTCCCAACTGGAAGAGGTATAGCAGACCGTAGATATTGCCCGCTCTCATGGAAAAGCGTGGCGACGATCTCAGTGCCGTTTCCATTGTTTAAAATTTGGTGAGTAACGTCTAAACCATTCCCAGCTAGAGCGCCTCCGCAAGCGTTCCAGATGTCGTCTAATGTTGAATACTTACTTTTAAAGTGCGGATTAATCCCGCTTTTCTCTAGCTTCTTGAAACTGGACCTGGCAGCAATCTTGGCTTTCAGAACTTCGTTAATCTTATCGGATTCCATCTGCATCATACTCCTCCCACCCCAGGGCGAACAATTGACGCCATTTCTTGAAAATATGTGTCCCTACCACGGATTGCCTCCTCTAAATCATCAAGAATTAATCCGGGGTCACGCTTTCGGATGTCGTTTTCAATTTCCGCAGAGAATCGCTCCGCTGGAATCCACTTGTTTGAATCCTCGCCAATAGTTTGTATGAAAATTTCTACGTTGTTTTCATGGCCAACGTTAACCCTGCATTCCATTTCTGCGACGAAATGCCCTCCGACCTTCGGGTAGTATGTGTAATAAAACATGAAATCCTATCTCCTCATTAATTTCGAGAAGATAAGTTTTATTCACTAATATGTCAAGTTTTAATTGATATTGTCGTCTATTATTATTTTAGTTTCGTAAAGTTTATAATGTCAGCCCCAGTGTTATGAAGCTGTTCTTCGTCCCCGCCGTCTAAAGCCCGTTCGTAGACGGTAGTTATAATTTTCGCCATTAGCTCTGGCTCGACACCAAAATTCAATTTCCGACATTTCTCAATTGAAATCCGCGCAGCCCGTTCCAGTAACTCCAGGTCAATATCGGTTTGGCTCGACCTGTGTTCTCCAATCATGATGTATTCTGGAGAGGTTCTGAGTGTGCTGCACAGACGCATCAACATAACACTGTTAGGTGTCATTTCCCCCTTTTGCCACTGAGAGACGGTTTGACGGGATACACCGATGCTGTCCGCCAGTTTCTTGGCACTAATGTCCAGGTCTTTGCACAACTGGTGCAGTCTCTCACCCATCTTTTTTGGGTCGTGTTCCATATCCACCTTTTTTGTCATTATTAGTTGTTTTGTTAATGCAAACTTAACATAGGTGCAATGCTTAAAGTTCAATTAAAACTTGACAATAAAGTATTGTTTAGTTTACGAATGTAACCATGACTGAAATTATTACACAAATTTGTAAACCTAATGGTGGGGTCACTCATATTGCGAAAGCACTGGGGATCTCCCGTCAGGCAATATATCAGTGGAAGGAAATTCCGCCAAAGCATCTGGTCGCTCTTGAGAAAATCACGGGCGTTCCACGGGCCGAGATGAGGCGGGATTTGTATGAGTAATCTCGATTTATTTGAGAGATACCCAAACGTTCCAGGTCATCGTGGAATTGATACCTCTATTCATGCGGCGGAGAGTATAAAGCCGAAAAGCAAAATTCTCCGCCAGACGGTATTAGACGCCCTCTTAGATTACGGCCCTATGTCAACCTTGGAAATCTGCATGGTGACACATGAGGAATACTCAAACATCCAGCCCCGAACCTCAGAGTTAAAGGCTAAAGGAAAGATAGAAGATACTGGAATCCGCAGGAAAACACCATCTGGAAAATTGGGGATAGTCTGGGGGTTGGTCTAGTGTGTTTCAGGTCCTGGATCTTTTCTCAGGTATTGGCGGCTTTTCTTTGGGGCTGGAAAGAACGGGCGGCTTCAAGACTGCCGCGTTTTGCGAGATCGAGGAATTCCCCAGAAGGGTTCTCAAAAAGCACTGGCCTGACGTTCGGATCTATAAGGATGTACGAGAGTTAAATGCCCAGCGCCTCGCAGACGATGGAATTATTCCCGACGTTATCACTGGGGGATTCCCCTGTCAGGACATCTCCGTGGCGGGGAAACAGGGCGGCATCGAAGCAGAAAGATCAGGACTCTGGGGTGAACTCTGCCGACTTATTGGCGACATACGACCGCGCTTCGCAATCGTGGAGAACGTCGCAAACTTGCTTTCTGGCCCTAGCGAACAGCGAGGGGGATGGTTTGGAAAGGTTCTCGGAGACCTGGCCCAGATCGGGTTTGATGCGGAATGGGAAGTCATATCGGCGAAAGATGTTGGATGTCCCCACCTCAGAGAGCGGGTCTGGATTGTGGCGAACGCCGGATGCAAACATGGGGAATCGGGGGCCGAAGTCGACGAAATTTTACGAGGAGTGTCTAAGAACGGGGAAGTCAGCGGTCGTGCTGAACGACCAAGTAAGACACAATTTGTGGCCGACGGTAGAAACAAACTCTGGTCAGCTAAACCCCGACTGGGTCGAGACTTACTTGATGGGGTATCCCCCTGGATGGACGAGCCTGACATCCCCAGAGTCGGAGTCGGAATCCCCGACAGAAGCAAAAGACTCAAGGGAATCGGAAACGCAATCGTGCCTCAAATCGCAACCCTTATCGGACAGGCAATTTTAGATGTCTAAGTACAGGAACATTAAAACTGAGGTGGACGGGATTATTTTTGATTCCAAGGCTGAAGCCAAGCGGTATGCGGAACTAAATCTTCTGGAAAAAGCCAATGAGATTTCCGATCTCAGATTACAGACTGAATTCGACTGTGTAGTGAACGGCCAGAAAATCTGCACGTACAGGGCGGATTTTGACTACTGGATCAGAGAGGAGTTTTCGCCCGATGACAAGTATGTCGTTGAGGACGTAAAGGGATTCAGGACCCAGGTCTACAGGCTCAAGAAAAAACTGGTCGAGGCTCTCCACGATATTGAAATTCGCGAGGTCAAGACATGAACTGCCCCAAGTGTCATGGCAAGGGCGTCATTCCGATGAACCGGCTTGATCATGCCCGCGTTGAGGGAGCGGTCGGCAGCCGTCTGGTTCCCTGTGACTATGAAGGTTGTCATGCCGGTCATACGCATTGCTGCGACGGCCTGGAAGAGGACGAGTGGACTCTTGAATACCGCTGGGTAGGCCATAACGAGCCGATCCCCGAAGGGTTCAAGTTGGCCAATGAAAAGCAAAGCCACCATTCAAGGCATTCCAGACTGGTGGTGAAGGAATATTTATGAAGTGGTCTGAACAAAAAGAAGCGGAATTAATATCCCTCTGGAAAACAGGTCTGACCTTCAGGGAGATAGGCGAAAGACTTGGAATGAACCGCTGCATGGTGGCGGGGAAGCTCTCCCGCATGGGATGAGAAGGAAATTAAAAAGTTCATGGGGGGTGCCGGTACGACCTTATGAAAAAAAAGGCGATTGGGAAAAAAGGGGAAATTTTAAATTCTGCCAATGGCTGGAAGAGGAATTCTGCCATACCCCGATTAGCCTTAACCGGAGTTTTGCATTTTGTGATCACCATATAAAAAAGGTAATGAGGCAGGGAGTAAACAATGACAATATTCAGTGAAAGAGACGCAGCAACTTATTTTAATATTAAGTTTAAATATCCACGGGTACACGAGCCGTTGAAATCGGTCAGGCGGGTTGTTCAAAATGAATTTAACCTGACGAAAAAACAGATGTGCGGTCGTCAGCGCAACAGAAATATTAGCTGGCCTCGCTTCATTGCCTGGTGGCTTTCCACCGAGGTCACCTACAGTAGTTTTCCTGAAATTGGCCGGGCTTACAACGTTGACCACACCTCCGTAATGCACGGCGTTAAGCGGGTGAAAGAGTGGGAACATGCCAATCCTGAGTGGTGGGATAAGGCGCAGGAAATAAGAGGAGAATTTCTGTGAGTACCCTTCCGTTCATGCCGTTTTTTGTAGGGGATTATATTGCCGACACGCCTGAGTTATCAATCGAGGCGCATGGAGCTTATTGTCTGATTCTTTTTTATACCTGGAAGGGGAGGAGGTTTCTAGAGGACGACGACAAGAAAATGTGCCGTGTTTTACGGGTTGAAAGCAGGAAATGGCAGCGCATAAAATTAGAGATTTTACCCTACTTTGATTTGTCCAATGGAACATTTTTTCAACAAAAATTAAACGAAATGCTTGCAGAACGCGAACAAAATTCCAACAGAAACCGAACAAATGGACGACTTGGCGGCATAGCTAAATCTTTGAAAAATAAAGATACCACCCTAGCGAACGCTACGAAAAATCCTAGCATACTAGAACTAGAATCAGAATTAGAATCAGATAAGAAAGAAATATATAAAGAAAGGTTC